AGCGTTAGTCAGCAACTGGAGTTTCTTTGAAACTAACATTCACAGCAAATCTTATTCACATATTATTAGGAATGTATATGGCGTACCTAAAGAAGAGTTTAACAAGATTCACGACACAGCTGAAATTGTTGGCATGGCTGCTAACATTGGTCGTTACTATGAGGATCTTCATCAGCTCAATTGTCGTAAAGAGTTGGGCGAAACAATTGACACAATGGTTCACAAGCGAGCAATTTGGTTGGCACTACACGCAAGTTATGCACTGGAGGCTCTACGCTTCATGGTAAGTTTTGCCACTAGTCTTGCAATGGTAGAGAACAAGATCTACATTGGTAACGGCAACATCATCAGCTTGATTTTGCAGGACGAATTGCTACATGCAGAATGGACTGCTTGGCTAATCAACAACGTAACTAAAGATGATCCAGATTTTGTGCAACTAGAAGAAGAATGTGCTGAAGAAGTATACGCACTCTATATGGAAGTTATCCGTGAAGAAAAAGAATGGGCTGAATACCTATTCAAGCTAGGTCCAGTCATTGGACTCAATGCTGCAATCCTAAGCGACTTTGTTGACTACACTGCATTTACTAGACTAAAAGAAATTGGTATTAAGTATTTAGGTGAGCATCCAAAAGCCAGTCCTATTCCCTGGTTTAATAAGCACGTTAACATCAATAAGAAGCAGACTGCACTACAGGAAAATGAAAGCACTAACTACGTTATCGGCGTAATGTCAGACACTGTTGATTACGAAGAATTACCTGATCTTTAAATCTACCAAAACACAAAAAGGCCTTGACTACGGGGCCTTTTTTCGTCTAAACTTAACACAAAGGAATTATAACTATGAAAGTAACCGTATGGAGTAAAACGCCCTGCCCTATTTGTGATCAAGCTAAAGCATTGTTAAAACAACGCGGCATTGATTACGAAGAACGCAATATCACCGAAGGTACATGGACTAAAGAACAACTATTAGAAGCTGTGCCTAATGCAAGAACTGTGCCCCAGATTTTTATTAACGAACAACTAGTAGGCGGATTTAATGAGCTCAGAAACCATCTCCAAAATCAAGCCAGTTGAGTATCAATGGGGCGAAAGTGCTGACGACGTAACATTGAATGTTGGGTTTAGTGCTCAGGAAATTGACGATTTGTTAAAGTGTTCAATGACAAGCTCTACTGTCGGTGCTCAAGGATCGAGCGGTTCTTACACCATATCTACAGGCGCTAACGGAACGTGGGGCACTGGTGCTAACGGAACGTGGGGCACTAATCCCTATGTTTTTACAACTAATAACACTGGGGTAGGAAATATTTCAGGAGCAGGACTTTATGTCTCTAGCGATGCTGAGTTTGATGGAGACATCAAATGGAAAGGTCGTAGTCTCGGAGACCTGCTAACTACTATTGAAAAAAGATTAGCTATCCTTGTCCCCGATCCTGCCAAATTAGCCCATTACGAATCATTACAAAAAGCATACCAACACTACAAGACACTCGAAGCCTTGTGTGAAACTCCGTCAAAGAAAGAAGATAAATGAAAGTTAAATTAATTTCGTCAAGTAAACCTAGTCGTGAAATGTATGACGAGGGACTCATGGATGCACAAGAACTAATCGCTTTTTGTGCTCGTGTTAGTAATCCCTCTAATCAATTCAATATGGAAACAGCGGACAAGCTGATCCGTTATTTGGTCAAACATAAACATTGGTCACCACTTGAAATGGTATCGGCATGTTTAGAAATCGAAACTACCCGTGACATTGCTCGACAGATCCTGCGCCACCGTTCATTCTCTTTCCAAGAGTTTAGTCAACGCTATGCTGACCCTACCAAGGACCTTGACTTTGTTATCCGCGAAGCACGACTACAAGATACAAAGAATCGTCAGAACAGTGTTATTACAGACAATCAAGAATTAATGGCCGAATGGAATCGCAGACAACACCAGGTTATCAATCTTGTCAAAGAAAATTATGCTTGGGCTATTGAAAACGGCATTGCTAAAGAACAAGCTCGTGCTATCCTTCCAGAAGGCAACACAGTTAGTCGACTGTATATGAATGGCACACTGCGTTCGTGGATTCATTTTATTGATCTGCGTAGTGGCAATGGTACTCAGTTAGAGCATATGGAAGTTGCCCGTGAGTGTGCTCGAGTGATTGCTGAAATCTTTCCAATGGCTACAGAGTATGTCCAGCCCCAGTGATACACTAAAAAAGTTTGCGGCTGAACATAACATTCGAGTCATTGACTCGAATAAACGTGCCTACAAACACACTCGAGCAAATGTTTCTTTATTCAATTATTCTACTGATTATAATATGTTTAAAACTGAATATTTAAATTTTGAAACAGAAACTCTTTACACTATTGAAATTAGCGAAAGTGAATTAGAACGTATTGCTGATTTTGAAGAACAGGTTTTTAATAACATGAAGAGTCAAGGGCATTATAATATGTTTGAGATGCTCATGGAACAAAAAGAACAAGAAATGCATCTAAAGGATAGATATCCTGCGGTACGTAAAGCATATGAACAATACAGTCTAATGTTAAAATTAGCACAATCAGGAGAATTATAAATGTTGATAGAAAAACCAATTGCAGTCGGCGATGTAGTAAGTATTAAATTTGCCAACGGCGAAGAAATTATTGCACGTCTCGAAGACGAAACTAATGATACAATCAAGGTCAGTAAACCACTAGCAGTTACCCTCGGTCCGCAAGGTCTAGGAATGATTCCGTGGATGTTCTTAGCCAGTAAAGATACTTTTACACTAAAGCAAGCACATATCTTAGCAATGAGTCCTAGCAAAAAGGATGCTGCCGACCAGTATATGCAGGGTACCACTGGTATTGCTCTAGTGTAAATACTAGACTAGGAGATAATTTATGCCATACGTACAAGGTGCAGGAGTCCACGGAGTAATACACGTTGCCGATGTTTATAAAAGCAACAATGTCTATGCTAACAATGTGCAAGTTGCACTTTGGCAAGCACCGGGAACTAGTGAAGCTTTTGCTTTTGCAGTCATTGCAGACCCAGTTGAACTTGAGCCAGGAGTTGGTACCGCTGTAGAAACACAAACAGCAGCCTACATTGCTAACCCTTCTTCTTTTTATAATCCGCAGGCAGAAAGAAACGGAGTCAAGGGAAATTTTGCTCCAATAACAGTAACAGAAGTATCTACTGGAACTAATGTTCCGACTCCGCCAACAACTGCCATTGCAGCTGATATAGTACCTTTTTTAAATCATTTGTTGGGAGAAGCTGGACGAGGCATGTGGAGAGAATCTGGGCAGGGCGGAAACCCCAGTAATCCTAACATCGTTAACATTTGGAAAGAACTAGGATTTCCAGCTATAGCATATTGGCAGACTGATCAAACTCCGTGGTGCATGGGATTTGTTAACTGGGTTTTGAAAAAATGTGGGTACCGATGGTGTAAAGAAGCAGGGGCGCCGGCAATTAAAGCCAAGCCCAGTAGATGGAATGCCACTTCTGTTCCTATAAATGCAGGACAACCAGGAGATATTGTCTTATGGAATTTTAGCCATGTGAGTTTTATTCTTACAGCAGATAACGGAAAATATACCTTTTGCGGCGGAAATCAAACTCCATCAAGTGGTAAAAATAATAACCCCGCAGACGGTGACCTAACTATTTCCTGGAAGAGTGGTTGGACACCAAGTCGAGGGTCAATTGACAGTATTTGGCGGCCATCAAAGTCTTAACTTTCTGTACAAATGACTGAGAAAAAATCCAACTTAGCTAAAGGTCGAACTAGTTATGATGCAGACATAAACGGAACTTTGATACCATTCTTTAATAGAAATATATCAGAGTATCCCACAGAAGCAGGCGGAGTTAAATTTGATCTAGTACCAGTAACTAAACAAAAAGATCTAATGATCAATCATGCAAGGATTTATGCCCAGCAAGAATATGATCGAATTATGGAATTAGTTAGCGTATTAGAAAAACAAGCGCAGGCTATTAAACGTAGATTAGATATCACAGATGCAGTACATGGTGCAGTGTACCAGTTTCAACCTGTAATGGGTAATATCTATTGGCTAGCATGGGACTCACGAAAACAACATACATTGTTAACACAAAACGGACCTAATGATTGGTCCAGTAGTGCTCCGGAAGACTATGAATATCAGGCACAGGTAAAATATATGGGCGATCATACTTGGATGGAAATAGAATGAAACAAAAATTTATAGATATGTATATGGATTGGGCAAATCGAACTGCTCAGTTAAGTCATGCTAAAAGACTCCAAGTTGGTGCAGTAATTGTTAAAGACGACACAGTTATTAGTTACGGTTATAACGGTATGCCTGCAGGTTGGGATAACGACTGCGAAGATAAAGTATGGGACAAAGGGGCGGGTGGCTGGCTCGATCCGGAAGAGTTTGATGCACAATATCCCTACGAAGGATGGCACGAAGGCGCAGGCCGAAATGTTCGATACGGACTGAAAACTAAACCAGAAGTTCTTCATGCCGAATCAAACGCCATTGCAAAACTGGCGAAGTCTAACAATAGTGGTGATGGGGCAGACATATTTGTTACTCACATGCCTTGCCTTGACTGTGCCAAGCTCATCCTTCAGTCTGGTATTCGTCGTGTATATTATGGTAAAAACTATAGAGATGATGCAGGAGTCAAGTTCCTTGAAAAAAGCGGAATTAACGTTACACAACTACAAATTGAGAAGTCCTTAAAGGTTGACAATAAATAAAAATGATACTAAACTTGTATCACTTTTGCAGAGGTAAACTTGCATAGCAGTTGTTGCAGTGAAAGACTCAACGGCTTGATAGAGGCCCTACACGCTCTGAGAAGTCTATCGAGGTTTAAAAATTACCATGAATAGCGAAGACTATTTTTATAACTTAAAAACAAAAAGTGTAATATCGGATCAATTATTAAGTTATGCCAGAGGTATAACAGACTGGCGACCTCAATACTTAGAAAAGTGGCTAACATTTCAACAAGTTGAAATACCTGAATACTTAATAGATGCTGACCCGTTATTAAAAAAATTAAAAGATTTAGAATGGTCTGGTTTTAAAATTTTTAAAAGTTATACCAATTCTTGGTATATGTGGCATAATGATAGAGCTAATCGACCTGCTGCTATTAATATGGTACTAGGAACACCTAATTCACACACTCTTTTTAAGGGCAATTTATTATGGACAAATCAATTCGAAATATTAGAAGCAGACTATCAACCAAATACCTATATGTTGTTTAATACAAGTAAACAGCATTCTGTACTTAATTTAAGTGAAGAACGGTACATTTTTTCAGTAAGTGTGCCAAAAAGATATGTTATAGACGTTAACCAAGGGAAAGGAATGCCATCCACTGAACTGTCTTCCGATGCCTATAACGAAATATTAAAAGACTTTAAAGAACAAAATTTATAATGTAAGTTAAGACTGTATGAAGTAGACAGAAAAGGATTCAAGACGCGGGGGCAGTGCCCGCCAGGTCCACCATAAGGAAGTTTGATGAGTCGTAGTAGTCCATGGTTAAGTAAAGATAGTCCAAAAACTCTCAAGGAGTTTTATATTGAACTACACCCAGATTGGGTAGAGATTGATGGTATGAACTTAACTGAGGATAGATGGAACGACATTAAACCAGAGACAATGGTTGCCATGAAGCGAGAATATGTTAAGTGTTCTGAACTTCTTGGTTGGCAAGTTTCTTTATGATGGGCCTGACACAGGATCGATTGGGTCAAGAGTATTGAAATGGACAGTCCGGCAATGTAGAAGCCGTTAGGATTGGGGTCTCCCGGTCGAAGAAGCAAAACAAAGTAAACGCAAACGACTCACAGTTCGCATTAGCTGCCTAAACTCAGCTTAGGGTAGGAAATACCTCGTAACAGAAACAACCAGAACCCGCTTCGGCGGGTTTCTTTTTGGCAAAAAATATTTCAAATTGTAATCGTATTGTAATCATATTGTGTTTAAATATTGTTGTAAGCACAACACAGAAGGAGACTTACAGTGAAAAAACTATTTGCAATTTTAATAGCCGCAGTGACCATTTCGGCCAGTGCCGCAGACATTACAGGGGCAGGTGCTACATTTCCGTTCCCAATCTATGCCAAATGGGCAGAAGGATACAAGAAAGCCACCGGCACAGGCATGAACTATCAATCTATAGGTTCTTCCGGCGGCATTAGACAAATCAATGCTAAGACTGTTGACTTTGGTGCTACAGATGCTCCAGTAAGCGGTGAGAATTTAGACAAGATGGCTCAGGTTCAATTCCCTGCTATCATCGGCGGAACAGTTCCTGTAGTAAACTTAGATGGGTTCAAGCCAGGTGAACTACGCATCACTGGACCAGTTATGGCTGAAGTGTTTATGGGAACAATCACTAAGTGGAATGATCCTAAGTTAACGGTACTAAACCCAGGCAAGAATTTACCCAACACAGAAATTACTGTAGTACATCGTGCTGATGGATCGGGAACAACATTCAACTGGACAGACTATCTTGCCACAGTAAGTCCTGAATGGTTAAACAAAGTAGGTCGTGGTGCCGCAGTTAAATGGCCTGCTGCAAATTCAGTGGGTGGCAAAGGCAATGAAGGTGTTGCTGCGAACGTCAACCGTATCAAAGGAAGCATTGGTTATGTAGAGTATGCTTATGTTAAGAAAAACAAC